GCGCGTGACCACATGAACACCAACGGTGCGCTGCTGAAAGACATCGGCACAAAGCTGGCACGATCTGGAGTTCTAGATCCAGAAGATTTCAAGACTGATATGCCCTTCAACATACCGGACATGGACGCTCAGAGATTGGGCGTAAGCAACAGTGAAGACTTCATTAAATATCTCAACAGTCTTTGGCAGCAGGGTGATGACCGTGGTAACTACATCCTCTCGCAAATAAAGAGTGCGATTGAAGAAAACGCAGACGCACAGTTAGCAGAAGCAATGAAGGCCGGTGGCGGTGGTAAAGCTGCTGATCAGTTCTTGAAGCAAGCACGGGCGGCTAGACAAGCCAACAGAGCCTACCGCGACCTCTGGTCGGCAAAGGATGTGCTTCAAGAGATAACGGGCTTCAAACCTAACACCAAAACACCGCTAAAAGATCCTTCTGAGATTATGAAGGCGATAATGAGATCGCCTGAGAACGCAGAGCGCGTTATCAAGCAGTTAGCGGAAAGGGGTGATGAAGCAGCTATCGCTGACATCAGAACCTTCACGTTAAAAGATATCTTCGACAAGGCCGTAAACCCAAACCAGCAAAGCAAGAGCGGTGTAGGTTTCTTCAGTGGGTCTAAGCTCACGACAGCGATCAAGAAAAACGATGCTGCTCTAAAGAAAGTCTTGTCACCAGAGCAATATCAAAAGCTAAGAGCCTTTGAGGTTGCTGTCGGCAAAGCCACTAAAAAGCCTGATGGCGCTGTTAACTATTCCGGTTCAGCGTACACGTGGATCGATAGCCTTTTCAGAATGCTGAAGGTGACTCCAGTGTTAAGTCCTTTGTCTGGCGTAGAAGCGTATGCCGCTGAAAAGACAATGAAAGAAGCACTGAAGAGTGGTCGAACGCCTGTCGATTACATCATGAAGTTTGACGACAGCCACATCAAATTGAACGCAGTCATGCGTCAGGTGATAGACCAATCAGTCTTTGAAGATAACTCCCAACTAGCAGAGTAAATAACATGAGCGCGTTTCTAAATTTCTTTTCTGACCTGTCGAAAAAGATGGGCAGAACCACACCCAGCCCCCTTGATCTCAAGATTGATGAGATGAACAAAAAGTACGGCACAAACGTGATCGACTTCATCTCCCAGCGCCCACCAGCTCAAGCAGCTCCTATGATCGACTCGTCAGCAATGATGGCGCAGACGAATGCAGCGGCTGGTGCAAACAACCCTGCCGCTGGCTTGTTACAACACAACGCCCAAGCCGCAGAGATGCCATCGATCCCTGCGATGTACGACCCAACTTCTAGCCTTGTCGGTGCGTTAGACGACAGTGAAGAACCTGCAACACTTGAGGACTTAGAAGAGTTCCAAAAGATGCAGCAGAACTATCGGGACGTAGAGGACAAGCAAGCCTTTTTACAAAACAGACAGCGGTCGCCATATCAACCATTTAACTTTTACGGGTAGTAGTTTATGGGTTCTGTGAAAATGGTGAAGGCGGCTCTTGATGCTGGAAGAGAAGCTAGAACTTACATACGAGAAAACATCGACCCAAGGTTTTTTAAACCGCGAGGTGGATCAACACCACGGAAGGCTGATGAGGTGTTGACACCTCAAGTGACAGACTTGGGAACTCAAGATGCTCCTCGCGTAGCGTTACAAGATCTAGAAGGCCGACCCTTTGTTACGACTATGTCTGACCGAACTAGAGCTGGTGCGGTTCTTGAAGGGATTGGCGATGTTGAACTGGCGCAGCCTGTAAACCTAACAGGCGGTCAGGGCTACATGCTTGAGAACGGTGAAGAGCTTTGGGCATCTGCGAAGAGTGTTACGCCTAAGATGGTGGCGGCTGGCAAACAAGCCAAGAAAGATGCGGGTGGTGTTGACCCTGTAATGATGAACTGGAGGATGTCTCCCTCCGGTGGCGACTTCGCGCACAAGACGGGTCAGACCATGCTTGTGTATAACTCCGCGAATATGCCAAAAACAACTAAACGCGCTATGGACGCAGATATAAAGAAGCTGATCCCTGATTGGCTTGGTGTCGATGATCCAAGAAGTGTGGCGCAGTATGGTCAGCAAAAAGACCGTGTTAGAAAAGCAGTGATCGATTTAATGGATAAGAAATACCGCGACCAAGGGGGACTCAGCCTACCTCAAGCGCGTATATCTGTTACTGACGTACCTCAGTTAAATGCTCAAGACTTAGGCTTTCAAAATGTCGGCATCATGGATGTCGAGCGCGGTGTCATACCTGACGGTGGTAATCCCACATACCCATCTGCTATTGCGGGTGAGGGGTTGGGGCGTTTAGATACAAACGCCACAGTCATAGACTTGATCCCAGAGTTGATGGATGGACGGGCATCTGTCCATGACGCTCGAAGAGCGTTAGAGATGAAACCGTATACGGGTGTCATTGACGACAAGATGCTTAAACGTCTGCAAGCTGCGGGTGTGAAAGTTAACAGCTTCCTCCCTTATATGATGACCGCTGGCGCTGCTGGGGGCATGTTGGCATCTCCAGAAGCTGACGCTGGCCTGTTCAGTGCAGCGGTGAAAGCTGCAAATTCCCTGTCTCGAAGCAAACCTGCTAACGCACAAGCCTTCTATAACGATCTCACCAAGGGTGGTGCTAAACCAAACGAGCTAGACGCGATTGGCTTCAAGGATCATTTCGGTGATCGCACCGACATTACGACCGGAGAAGTTCAGGACTTTATCAACAGCAATCAGATCAAGATCAAAGAGATTTTGCTAGGCGATACTCCTCAACTATCTGCGGATGAGATACTTGATTGGGCAAAAGACAACTTCCATAAAGGGCATGAGCTTTATCATGATGCTAGAACCGCTGGTGAAAGGTCAGGCGCTCTAACTTACATCGAAGACGTTTTCCGGCAGGAGAACGTAGGAAACGCCAAGTTTGGTGAATTCACGCTAGGTGGAGGATACAGCGGTAGTAATTATCGTGAGCTTCTAATGACGCTACCCAACGATAGAGCAGATGCGGCTAAAGAGGTGTCTAGGAAATATGATGAACTTATGGGTATGCGTCACGACATAGTTAATGCTCGAAATGCCATTGACCGTGATCAATTAACTGACAACCCGATGTTAGTAGGGGATGAGCTTAAAGCGCGTCAAGACGAACTCTGGGAACAACAAGCAGAGTTAGATGATGAGATGATGGCGGTGTGGGATCAGCTAGACAGTTTTGGCGATGAGACACGAGAGTTTGTAAACCCAGACCACTTTGACCATCCGAACATCTTAACGCACCTCCGTATGGTTGATCGGAAAGACACTGACGGCAGCAATGTTCTATTAATAGAGGAGCTGCAATCCGATTGGCATAAGTTCGGCAAAGAAGATGGTTACTTCGACCCGAAGGCGATGGACAAGTTAGAAAAAGAAATCGATGAATCCACCAACGCTGTCGAGAAGGCGCAGCAAGCTCGAAGAGAATTTGTTGAAGCGAACGGCTTTGATCCCAGCGCTGACGAACCAGATTGGGATTTATACAAACAATTAATGGAAACAAATGTCGGTAAGAGCCTGAAAGCTCAGTTAGATGATGCTGGCGCGAGACACGGTAACCTTCTTTCGATTCAGGATGAGCTTATTACGAAACAGCCTGACCAAGTTCCAGATGCACCGTTTAAAAATACGGACAAAACCACGTGGTATGACCTAGCCCTTAAAAGAGCAATCATAGAAGCGGCAGAAGGTGGGTATGACAAGCTGGCTTTAACCACTGGTAAACAACAATCAGACCGATACATGGGTACTGAAGGTTTGATACCACTGTACGATAAGACGTTCCGCAACAGGCTGGGTAAGTTGGGCAATCAGCCTGTCGGTCAAACTAAATTCGATAGAATGCAAGCTAATACAAAAAATCTAACTCCTGAAGAAGCGCAAGAGTACAAAGCTGTATCTCAAACATGGCCTCAGACAGCGGAATCTAAACAACGTCTAGCAGAGCTGGTAGAAAAGACAATGACCGACAGCGCTCACTCAATAGACGTAACCCCAGAACTAGTGGATCGTGTAAAGAAAGGCTTGCCACTATTTTCGCAGGGGGCTTTGACTGTGGGGGGTGGAGCTTTGCTTTCAGATCAAGCACAAAGTGCTACCAACGCTCCGCAAGAGGACGGTTTCTTGAAAGACACTGGCGATGTTCTTACCGAGGCCATGTCTAGTGTAAATAGAGGTGTGGTTGATGGGCTAAACTTCTTTACGGTAGACCAGATAAACGCAGTGCTTCAGTTGATGGATAGCGAGAAGCGTGTTCCCACCCTGTACGATGTCCCGTATGTAAAAGAAGCAACACATGGGAACTTTATGGATAAAGGTTTGCCCAGAGATATAGTTCGCTCAGGCTTCGAGATGTTTTCCCCGATCTAACTGTACCAATAGTGTACCATTTGCTCTAAGTGGTTGATTTATATAAACGATTGCTCAAGCCATCATGGGTGCTACGGAAAGCAATTTGTTATTTATCAATCACTTAACTCCATCATTCACTGTACCAAACTGCACCAAAAGCCTTGATTTATCACTGTTTCCCCATACACTGCACTTCATTGCTGTACCAAGGAGTGTACCAAGATGGGGGTTATACAAAAGCGTGGTGATAAGTATCGCGTCCTGATCCGCAAAAAGGGCGTGAAGCCTATATCAAAGACCTTTACCAAAAAAGCTGTAGCGCAGAAATGGATGATCAACACGGAGTCCGACATAGAGGCTGGCGAATTTAGACATGACGAGCAGAACTTCGGTGAGTTATGTAGACGCTATCTGGTAGAGATTGGTGGGGCGCGACAGTTCGGTAGAACTAAGACACACACCTTAGAGGCCATCAGGGAGCGTCTGGGGAGTTTTAAGCTCAAAGACCTAACAACGCCAGTTCTCACTAAATACGCCTTAGATAGATCTGTCGCGCCTTCCACGGTCATGCAGGATATGATCTACATTGGTGTGGTGCTTGATACCGCAGAGGCTATGTGGGATGCCCAGCCTAATATGACGGACTACAAGAACGCGATGAAGGTTCTAAAGCGTGAGGGAATAATCGCTGAATCGAACCACCGTGATCGCAGAGTGTCCGATGATGAGATGCGTATCATTGCAGAAACATGCAATGACTTTTTCCCAATGGCTGACCTTATGAGCTTTGCGGTACATACAGCCATGAGACGAGGTGAGCAGTTCGCCCTCCTGTGGGACGATATAGGAGATGAGGGTAGGTCTATCTTGGTCAGACAGCGCAAGCACCCTAAGAAAAAACGTAACGAGCGAGTCCCGCTGTTACCGGAAGCTCAAGAAATAATAGAGCGGCAACCCAGAATCTCAGAAAAGATATTCCCTCAGAATGCTAAGTCAGTTGGTGAGGCGTTCCATCTGGCAACTGTGAAGGCGGGTATCGAAGATATGCGTTGGCATGATATGCGGCACGAAGGATGTACCCGCCTGTTTGAGTTGGGTTTTGATATGTCTGCGGTGAGTTTGTTCAGCGGTCATAGAGATATGAATATGCTTAAACGCTACACCCACCGCAGCGCTGTTCAAGTGCTCGAATCGTTAAAGACTTGAGTCTCAAGCAACTTGCCTAAATACCATGCGGCTTTGCGGAGGTCTTCGACTTGCTTGGCCTTGCTTTCATTTTTGTACCGCCACCTGTGAAGGTACTTTTTGATGTTACCCTCAAGGTAATACTGGTATCCGTCACCAAGGTTATCCGCTAGGTAATCAATACACTCTATCTCACCGTGATTGTAATGAGCGGGGTGATTCACATCGTCCGTACCCGTTTGCTCAATAGCTGGGTGCGCCTCACGTAGTCTGCTCCAATCTTCTTTAGTTGCGTTCATGTTGTAACCTCACTTTTTGGTTGTAATTTCTGCAAGCCTTCTGCACTTTTACGCGCAAAAAACTGTCTCACGACTTCCTTGTCAGCGACTCTGATCTTGCCCAGCTTATAAGTCGGGATAGGGAATCGCTCCGCATGAAGAGCGTTGTGTAAACTCTTCACCGTCATACCCATTAGTTCGGCCAATTCTGGCGCTGTGTAATATGGTTTCTCCATCAGTCGTTCCTACTTAAAAATAATCCGATTGGTTTTCCAGCGACCGTCCATTGATGTCCGTCTGGTTTGAATTTTATGTCTAGCTCCCACCGTGAACCTGTTCGCTGCCCGTGCGCTTTTATCTGGTCAGAAGTAATCCACAGAAAATCGTATATCAGAGAGTTGTGATGGGGTCTGGATGGGACATCGTGTATGGGCATTGCGGCTATGAGGCTGATGGATTCATCGGGCATCGGTGTTGTTATCCGGCAATGTTTATCAGCCACTCTTTCCATTAGCACCACAGATAGGTTTCGCTGCACACCGTGACCGATGGCATGGATATCTGCGCGATCAGTATCGTGTGAAGGGAAGGCCACGTTGTAGCCTTTGAGAATCAGGAACGCGATGAGCGCGTGAACAGCGCCATCGTGTTTTGCCGATACCTGTTTTAGCTGTGCAAACTGTGTTTCAGATGTCCCAAGTGCAAGCCACACATACTCAACGTCAAGAATCTTTGCCAAGCGAATCATTGCTGGTTGCCGTGGTTGAGATTCTCCAGATAGCCATTTACGCACAGCCTCTTGGCTAACTTTCATGCTCTTGGCTAGTTCGGTTTGTAGTCCCTTGCCGTAGTCGGGTATATCAGGATGGTCGGCACACGCCATTTGCAGACGTTGAGCGAATGTAGTCATTTTTGCACTTACCACTTTGTGTTGTAGATCCACTTTATACCCTGTTATTTTTTGTTACGCAACGATTCAACTACATCAAGGAGTAAGTCTTGCGTCTCACCTTTATCGGTGAGCGTTTTAAGCACGGCTTCTTCAGCGGTGGCTTTAGAAATCATATGGATTATACGAACGGGTTTGGTTTGGCCTTGGCGGTGCAGACGAGCGTTGAACTGCTGGTACAGCTCAAGCGACCACGGAAGCCCGTACCAAATAATGAGACTCCCACCTTTCTGAAGGTTTAAACCATGTCCCGCTGATGCAGGATGGGCTGCTAAGACTTTAATCTTTTTCTCGTTCCACCTTTCGATGACGTTCATGTCATCTTTCAGGACTTCGACTTGCGGTAGCTGTTTTTTAATTTCCTTCAGATCGGATTTAAAATTGTACGCGAGTAATATGTTTTCTTGCGCGTGTTCGACCAGATCTTTGAGGGCATCCAGCTTTGCGGTGTGGAGGCTAACATATAACCTGTCATGTGAAAGGGGTGTTGTCCCGCAATCTTCCTCGTAGATGTTGCCGTTAGCGATTTGCAGCAGCTTGCCTATCTGAACTGCTGCGTTAACGGCCAGTATCTCTCCCTTGTCATATGCAATAAGGAAGTCACGCTCCATATCTGCATAGGCTTTTCTGGCGTTGGGCGGCAGCGCAACTTCCTGAACAACATCAACTCTGGATGGTAGGTCTAGGTAGTCTTCGGCCTTCATTCGTATCACGACATCGGATACGCGCTTGTGGATCGCTGCCGCTCTGTCAGGTTTAACTGCGTACTGATTCCACTGGGGGTTGCCTATTGTCGTGCAATACTTTTCAAGGAACTTCCCTCTGGTGTTCTCTAAGCGAACACCCTTGTCTAGCAAATACATCTGAGGCCAGAGGTCGATCAGTGAGTTAGGTGCGGGTGTGCCTGTGAGCTGCACCATTCGATCTATCTTACCCAGTACCTTTCTCAATGCTTTCCATCGCTTGCTGCTGTGAGATTTGAAGCTGCTGCTTTCATCGATAACCACACAATCGTAGTGCCACTTTTGCCCCAACAGATCGACAAGCCACGGGATCATTTCTCTGTTAATGATGTGCAGCGGGGTGTCATCGAACACTGCCGCCTCGCGCTTCTTGGGGGTGAGTGCAGCCAAAACCGTATATCGCATGTCGATATGCGACCAGTTAGATATTTCTTCAGACCACGTGTGTTGAGCCACTCGCAGCGGAGCTATAACAAGCGTCCGTTTGATGGCTTTGTCAGTCAACAAATCCGATAGCGCGGTAAGGGTGGACACGGTTTTACCCAGACCCATGTCGATCCAGAGTGCTGCCTTCTGGTTGTCTTTGATGAAATCCACTGCTCTTATTTGATAGGCGTGGAGGTTATTGCGGTCTAACATAGCAACGCCTTTCCTTTCTCAATGTCGTCAATGATGTGAACTTCCCAACCCACAGCGGCTAGTCTGCGGTGGATAGCTGCTTGGTACGGTGTCGGCTTTTTGTTTGGTGCTTTGAACTCAACAATGAGCAGCGAACCGTTTTTGAAATAGAGTCGGTCAGGCACTCCACGTTGAGATGGAGACACCCACTTGTAGGGAAGCCACCCGTTAGCTTTTGCATGTTCGGTGACCTTCCTTTCGATATACGACTCTCTTATTTTCGATACCTCTCCGACTCGTAGCCTTCTGCTGTGACAGGAAGACCCGCTGCCCAATCCGGTAACTCGCACATGAGCTGCTCAAACTCACTGAGCGAACCCCTACTGTTGGGAACGTCAGCGACAATCTCATCGTGAACGTGGAGGACTACGGGGTATTTTTTGTTTTCCAAGCGCAGCACCGCTTCAGCTAGTAAGTCTCTAGCCACGGCTTGGGTGATAGATTGAACGAGCGATCCACCGTAGGCTTTAATTTCACCCCACCGGAACGTGTGGTTATTCATGCCGCTGTAGACCAAATCCATCCCACGGTCGCCTCTGACTAGCTTGGCCTCTGGGAACGAAAGAATTCTGTTGCTGGGCAACTTGAACAGGAGGTCACCATCCAGCCACTTGAACCAACCCTTTGCTGCTTTATATATCTGACCCTTGTAACTCACAGCGTTTCGGGCGGCTCTCTCTGTATCGACCCACAACTGCACAATAGGCTTGTTGGCATCGCGCCAATCGTTGCGAATCTTTAGCGCCTGTTTCTCATCAACATCAGCGCCATAAACTTCAGCCATCTTTTGGAATGCTCTCACTCCACCTTGATAACCAAGCGCCAGTGTTGCGACCTTGCCAACGAAGCGTTGGTCTTTATCAACTTCGCTGTACGTTATTCCGTACATCTCTGCTGCGGTGAACTTGTATATGTCCTTACCGTCTGCAAACACATCAAGCACATCGCTGTGGTCAGCAAGCCAAGCCAACGCCCTAGCTTCAATGGATGAGTAGTCAGCGCAGATAAGCCTGTGATCGTGTGAGGCTATGAGCATCCCACGCAAGCAGCTACTCAGTGCTTCCATCGGCTCACCGTCTATCTCAGCAGCGTCCCTGTGAATCATCTGTGCAATCACAGAATCAGTGTCGTCTATCGTTGGGCGTGGGAGGTTTTGCGGTTGGAAGTGTCGCCCAGCCCAGCGCCCTGTGGCAGCACCGTGGTACAGAAGGACACCGTGAGCACGGCCATCTCTACCAAGCACATCGCTCATCGATTGGTACTTCTTGGTCGAGGACTTCGACAGCGCCTTTCTGATATCAAGAAATTTCTTGATGAGGGCAGGGCAGTTGTCATCAGCCAGCGCTGTCTCCACTGCGCCTTTGTCATAGCTGTCCATCGCGTAGCCGTTCGAGTTAATCCACGCTAATGACTTGGCGCGGCTGGCGGTGTTATCTAGGTCACCGTTAGTCAGGTCGCGCACTTCAGCGTTCAGCTTTTTCGTGTGCTTTTCGATAATGACTAGAGCGTTTTCGATACTCTGCCTGTCGAGCCGGACACCCCTCCAGTTGATGAGCTGATCTGTCTCCCAAACCTGTTGCTCTAAACCTCTGAGGTTGCGTAGTCGCTTGCGTATCTCACGTTCGGCCACCACATCCTGCAGACAATAATCGTACAGCTCTTGGTAGAGGTGGGGGTCACGGACACGCTCACCGCGATATGGTTTGCAACAACGCTGTATAAGAATCTTGCCGCGCTTATCCTTTGCGGCATCGCCATCTAAGCCTAACGCCTCGCCACATTTACCTAGCGCACGTGGGTAGGCTTGGGCTGCTGCAAGAGCTGCGGTGTCTCGCCACTGGTCGAATGGAACTTCTTCCCACTTCAGCACTAGATTCCAGATGCACATCTCAAAGAAGCTGTTCCAAGCCCAGACGTTAGCACCGCCAGCTTGTATTAAGGCGAATAGCCTGTGCGGTAACGGTTTGTCTGGAGTCCACAGTTCTGGTGGCTGGTCGTCTACCGCCCAAGCTAGGCACAGTACCTCAGTGGTGGGGTGGTCGGCATATGCGTATGCGCCTGACTTTCGTATGTCGCACTCGCTATATGTTTCAAAGTCTAGGGATATATTCATAGCAACGGCTTCCTCAAGAATTCGTTGCTGAGTTTTTGCATCTCATCTTCTTTGGTCACGCTGCGCGTCCGGTAGGAGCGCTTCTTAGGCGCAAGATCTGCATCACTAATCCAAACGCTTTTCAAACTAAGCGTTCGTCTAGCCTTCATGTTCATCCTGTTCTTTAACAGGATGTATGGAATATCTGCGAGTTCGGCAATATCTTTTACGACTACCTTTTTGCCGGTCAGTTCGGGGAATCTTTCCCCCACGTATGGGTAGCTCAATGTTGCTTTCATTTTACGCCCTCTAAAAAAACAAGGGGCGCACACCGCGCCCCCGTTATACTGCTCAGTCCAGAAAATCATCGTCTGCTGCGTCAGCAGCCTGTTCCTTGCTGATGTCGTCAAACACATCATCAACCTTGATGCCACCACCACCGAAGCGCTCACCGTCCTTCACAAACTGTAAGCCTGTGAGGTTGCAGTTAATCCGCTTTCCGAAGTTGTTGTTCTGAACCCACAGCGAAATCGCTGCGTTGACGTAGCTCCCCGCATACGGCTTGTCGTCTTCCTCGACCAACTGTGTGCGGTCACGATCAATGATCGTTGGGCGCTGACGAGAAGAGCACGACACAAACATGGCGTTCTCATATCCGTCATATGCTTTTTCCACACCGTCACCCAGACAGGTCTTTAGACCCTTTGGGATGTCACCGCTGAAAGCTCTGGTCGCCTCTTTCTTGATAGCCTTTTTCATAGTGGCTATTTGTTCAGCGTCAGCCTCCTTATCCAGCAAAAGGTTCGCTGAATACTTCGCGGTTTGCCCTTCCATATAGGCTTTGGCAGTCCATATTTGGGGGAATGAAAGTCTTACGTTCTTTAAGATTATTGTGCTCATTGGGATTTTTCCTATTGGATTTCACTAAATAAATCGACAGCTTCTGGCTTCACAGCGGGGCGAGGATCGCTATCCGGTGCGAGAGTTGGTCGGCCATCGGGTTTGTGCCAGAGATCGGTAACCTCTCCAGCTTTCGCCTTCCCAAGCAGCTTTTCTGCTTGAGCTGGTGAAACGAGTTTGGAGACATGTGCTTTGTCTCCTAAGATTTGGATCAGCGTCTCTTCTGCTACCTGTTCATCTACCCACTTGCGCTGTGAGCGACCCGATACGAGCTTGTAGTCGGGCAAGATGCCGCCTTCCATCAGTAATTTGTGTGCGTGTTTCTGTACACCCTGCGCCCACCCAATGAGTGCATCCATCTTGGGTAGTAGCTGCCCGATCTCATCAACATTTAAGGTATGAGGTACTTGCACTAAGAGAGGCTCATCCAGATTGTCAAAGCTCGAAAGGGTGAGTTCATAGTTGTGCTTGGCTAACGCACGACAGGTCGCCTTGGCTTTGCAGAAGTGGCAAGCCTTGGGTGAAGGGTTGAACGCTGGGTCAGGAGCAAACACTCTACGTGCTGCCGGCTTAACCTTTTCGTTTGCCCAGCAGTAGAGATCTTTTGCTGCGAGAGAGTAGCTGTCGATGTGGTCGAGCCGTGGCTGCACGATTGTCATCTGCACGGTGTCTACGGGTTCATCGGCATCGTGCATTGCACCCAATGCGTACAGCATCAGTTGCTCATTGCGCTGGGCTGATACCTTAACGCCTTGCCCGTACTTGAGATCGATTACGTGGCATATGCCCTCGTTGATAACGCAGTAGTCTGCCGTTCCGAAACCACCGTCAGCCCAATCCGAATAATCCACCCTCTGTTCAATCGTCCCTTTACCTTCTTGGGAGTTGCAGAAGTCCACATACGTGGCAACGAAGTAGGCCATCAGCTCATCGACAACAAAGCCCTCAACCTCGACCCCCATATATGACTCTGGTGGCTTCTGAGATTTAAGGCACATCTCTGCTAATGCGTGGGCGGCTGTCCCTTCGGCAGCGTAGAACGATTCTTCATCAGGGAATGTAGCTTCTAGTGAAACTGAAGCTGGGCATGTCATCCAGCGGTGTGCTTTGGAAGCAC